CTTGGATAGATAGCCAAGCTGATTGTACCAGCTGTTGCACCTGCTTGGTAAATTGCGATTGTACCAAGTTGTTGAATCGAAGTCAACACGTTGTTCAAGTAACCGTTAACGTTACCAGCGTTGGTCAACGCGGCGTTAGCTGTCAAAGTGAAAAAGTCAAGTTTTGGACCTTGAATTTGAACTGGACCTTGAGCGGCTACGTTGGCTGTGCCAGCGATAGAACCGTTTGCTACGTCGATTGCGAATGACGGTTGTGTAGTACCGTTTACTTTTGTAAATACTGCCATGATAAATTTCCTTTAAGTTAGTGAGACACTTGGTCTCTGCTTTTATTTAGTCAGTTTGGGAAAATTACGCCTGTTGCGGATTATTTCTCTGTCTATTTTGAGCCGCAAATGCATTGGGATCAAATCTATTTACCGCTTTTGCATAGCCCACGGGGGTGGCCATAACCCAGCCTTCTTGTCCTGGATGTTCTGTATCTGCTTGCTGTAGCAGGTGCATTTTGACGTCGTGTAGCAAGTTGAATGCGTTGAATGCGGCTGCCAGGGCAGGAGTATTTGACGTGGGGCTGTTCAAGTATTCCACAATGTTGCGGAACTTTTGCGGAGTAACCCTTGTCTCCAACCACTTGCCAAACTCAGGCAGTAGTGTAGCACCGTTGAGTGGTGCGCCCACTTTGGTGTTGATAAAGTCCACGCACAGTTTTGCCAGGTCTGTGATCTTGTGTGCTCGTAATTCTGTGGGATTAAACAAGGTGTCGATGGATTGCCCCTGAGACTTGATCAACTGCTTGAGTTGTTTTTCAGCGTTGGTTTCAGTTTCTAGTTGACGAGGACTTGCTGGCTTTTCCAACATCAAACCAGGAACTGGATTAAACGCTACTCCACTCAGGGGCTGACGTGGCTCACCCACATCCGCATACATTGAGTGAATAGCAATGCCAATGTTTGAGTTACCAATGCGTTGTCCCAGTGTACTCTTGACTGGAATTCGGTATTCCACAGTGTTGGGGCGGAACACATAGTTGCCTGCTTCCACAGGCGGTGTTGACATGTACAACAAGTCGCCTTTGACATAGCCACGGAAGTTTGGGGGCAGTGCAGCTTCTAGTACAGGAAACAATGTGGCATACAGTTGAATCAATTCAGTTCTGTCTCCAGATCTTTTGCTCTGTATGTCGGCCATCATTTGTGGACTGGTAGCAAGACCATCGTAGCCTTTGGCTTCAAAGCCCGATCCATCAGTCAACACAAACTCGCCTGTGGCAGGCTTGCGACCAAATATCACGGCAGGCTTGCCGTCCCACTTGGCTGTGACAGTTCGAGGTTGCTGAGTGGCATGACTGACAATTTCTAGTGCATCTCGGATGCCTTGTGTGCCACGACGGAACACAAGATCTTCCAGGTGTTCAATGCCCTTGGCTCGGCCGCCTACACCGGCTTGTTCAGCCTCCACAAGAGCAACATAACCACGGTTCACAATACGGTCACGTAGTCGTGCTAGAAAGTTAGCATCACTTTCCGCCATGCCCATTTCGGGTTCTTTTACACCTTCACGTGAGATGTACTCACGGAAGTCTGCTAGTTTGGCATCACGGTCAGGATCCATGGCCAAGGCTTTGTAAATGCTTTCCACAGTCATTAACTGATTGCGTTTGTACTGTGGAGCCAGCAATATGCCAGCGGCTTGATCTGGATCCATTGTGATTACTTTTTCAGTCTGACGGCTGGTAATACCTTTGGCCGAGGCCTTGAGTCCCAGTGCTTTGGCAATGCTAGACATCAGCACATTGCGGAACACACCTTTGTAGGCTGATCCTGTGCCACCGCCCAACCAGAATGTTCCCCATTCTAAATTGGGCATGAACATGAAGTCTGTTTGTACATAGCCACGCTTGGGGTCGCCTTGTATGGGTGTTTTAAAATGCACAGCTTCACCTGACAGTCTGCACCATTCCTTGGGATCTTGTTTGTTTTTTGTGGCCCAGGCATCTAGCATGCCCTTGAGTTCAGCCTTGGTTATTTCATTGGAATCCACCGCAAGGTCTAGGTCACCAGAATCAGGTTTCTTACCAGTTGAGCCCAACCACTTGACAGGAACACCGTTCTCATCTTTATCACGTGATAAATCAAGACCTGTGACTGCTTCCAACCAGGTCACTGTGCTGGGTATGTCTGCTTGACTGATGCGTTGTGTTGCGGGCTGGCCTTGTGCATCTTTGAATACGTTGCCACCTTCCTTGAGATACATCATGCTCGTAATCCAAATATTTCTTTAAAGGCTGCATCATTTGCGGCGTTTTGTGCTAAAGCTAGCAGTGACGTAAGCTCTGTATCAGTTAATTTTGTTTGTTGTCCAAATTGTTTAATCAAGGGAGAAGCTGTTGTTGCAGGTGTTTTTTTATCAAGAATTGCTGTTGCAACTTGATCCCCGCCGGGGTTACCAATGGCTTGTCTAATCTTCACAATATCCCCGTCGTCTAATCTTAAAGAATCGGCCAATTTTGTGGCGGCTGGGGACATTGTTATTACACTACCAGCTCTGCTGTCATAGGCTCCTACGTTCTGTGCCGGCAAAATACCGTCGCCTACTAGTTTGATCCAACTATTAGACATTGTTTTGGGATCAACACCCTGCACTGTGGCGTCGAAAATAGACTCTATATATTCATTGATTCTACTAATGATTTCTTGACTTCCGGCTTTGGCAACAGGGTCGCTAATGTTGTTGGCCATATTACTATAATCAAATCCTGCTCTTTGGCCGCCAATCATTTTATTGACCAATGCTCGTAGTTCAGTTTTCAACGCATCAGTGCTGGGTGTGGTAATTGTTTTAACACTGGCGGGAGGGTTGCCCATAGAATCTTTACTATTGGCCAAGAAGTTTCGCACAGTTTCTGCCCAAGCGGCCTGCATGCTGGTAGCCAGAGTTTTGGCTGCAGGACTGTTAACCATGCTCTGAAAACCTTGCTCACGGCTTTGAGCAGGACCATCCTGCGAGGTTACATCTCCGCCCACCGCCTTGTTTATTGCTTGTTTGCCAACTTGTTTGGCTATGCCTCCCAATGCTGCGCCCACTGCACCTAATAATGCTTCGTTGACTTTGCGTGGTCGTGTTAATTCATGAATCTGCATTTGTTCTCCTAACTGAACGTGAGAACTTGCCAGCATCCTTGGTCCGTATTGCATTGAGCAATTTACGTGTGAGATTGTCAGCTTGTTCTGCGCCAAACTCTACTTCAATCTGTTCTATCAGGCGTATGGCGCTGGATATAATACTGTCAGCCCGAGTTTCAATTATCAGGCGACGATCACGCTCTACATACAACGAGTCTAGTTCTTCTAGTAAACTACGGGTCTTTTTTTGCATTCGATCTGGGCCTTTGGATTATTTAGTGTGTAGCAAGTTCAAATAAATATCTACTATACAGGAATACTCATGACAAGTCAAATCAACCCAAACAATGTAGACGGCACCTTTCCAGTGGCCGGCCAGCCCAACAACACACAGGGGTTTCGAGATAATTTTACCAATATCAAAACCAACTTTAGTTACGCTGGTACTGAAATTACAGACTTACAAAACAATGGTATTTTCAAAGCTGCCTTGAGTGGTACTACTTTGAACAACAACATGGCGGATAACTTAATATACGCCGTTAAATTACAAGATGTCAGTTATACCTATGTGCAAAACACAGCAAGTTCTGGTTCCATTCCCATTGACTATAGTGCTGGACAATATCAATTGATTTCAACCACTGGGCCTATCAGTTTGAGTTTTTCTAATTGGCCAGTAAGCGGCAGCGCAGGCACGGTACAAATTGCAATCAATGTTACCAGCACTGCACACACCTTGACCTTGCCTGCCGCAGTTACTCTGGGCACAACTGGTATCCAAGGATATTCAGGCGGTGTCATTACATTTGCCGCAACTGGTACCTATCAGTTTGCTTTTAGCTCTGTGGACTATGGTGCCACTATTACCATATACGATTTAAATCGACCGCTTACAGCTTATACCAATCCATTCGGATATATTGCAGGAGGTGGTGGTACTGTGACACAGGCTACCAACAAAGCCACAGGTGTTACCTTAAACAAACCCAGTGGACAAATTACCATGAACAATGCGTCCTTGGCAGCCGCGACCATTGTGAGTTTTACTTTTACAAACAGCACAATCTCATCAACTGATGTGTTGGTGATCAATCATGTGAGTGGGGGTACTGTCGGGGCTTATACATTTACTGCCGCTTGTGGATCAGGCTCGGCTACAATTTATGTTCGCAATGCGACTAGTGGATCACTTGGTGAAGCTATTGTGTTGCGTTATGCTGTGATTAAGGGTGCTATTTCTTAATTTGTCCCAGCATTGCCAGTACAAAATATGTTCATTGATATAGTGCGTAAATGCTTAATCTACCGCTATGGGGTATTTGTCTTGGGACTCTATGTAACATTGTAGGATTATTGTACATAATATATCCACGGTTACGGCCATATTTCACCAGCCGTTCTCCAAATTGAGTGCCAGGACTATTCCGATTGTCAAGATATATTTGAATTGCAATTTTTACCCTATCGTTGTCAACATGTTCGTTCATGTAAAAATTAACATCGTCGTTCCATAATGTAACCCCTGCAAAAGTAAGATGTTGAAATAAAGGTAACGATTCAAAATAGTTATGTGCTGTTTCAATAGGGCTATCGAGCAACCAAGAAATCTTTTTTCTTGGCAAATGATGTTGCATTTCGACTAACTCCCAGGGAACGTTTGGTTGTTGGCTAAATTCTGCCAATTGATCAACTAATTCATTAGGTAAAAAATTTTCTACTTCAATTATCATCTTACTAGTTATGATTGTTTAATTTGTCCCAGCAATTGTTTTAGTTTTGCACTTTGAACATCTGCTGAGATTTTTTCTGCAACCTCAGGTTTTAACTCTTTACCGCCCGGTTGATAATCCCAAGCGTGTGTTCCTGTTGGCTTTTCCCACTTGGTAGATGTACTGCCCGTTGTTTCGGTGTCAGTAGCCTTGACTTGGCTCCGAGCCTTGATTGAGTCCATAATGCTGCTTTGGGGCTTGTTGTATCCAGTTCCTTCGTCCCCACCTTCATCAGTAATGCGCATAGTTTCAATGTTGTACTCCAGATCAATTTTTTGACCAACGCCGGTCGAGCTTCGACTCTTCATACACTGTATCTGATACTTGCCACGCTCTTTCATAGAACGACTTGTAAAGATACCAAACACGTTGTCGGCAGTATTAATCTTACTGATACCACCCGATATGTGTGAATGATCAAATTCAACCTCTTCCACTGCACTACGATTCAACTGCGATGCAGTAACCATTAGTACTGCTAACTCTTTGGCCAAGTTGCGAAGTTCTTCTGACACATACTTGTCTTTAACAAACAAGTCATTGGGTGAGACTTTGGCACTAACAGGCATCAGCAAGTCCAAGTAATCAATCATCACAAAGTCTACCTTCTTGCCTGTTTGAATTTGATACTCTTTCAAATACGCACGAATGTCATTGATGTTGCTCTGTGCCGGCAGGCCTTTGACCTGATAGTTGCCCGACTTCTTGGCCACCAACTTGACCTTGAGTTCGGTTGTGTCTATGTCACGTCTAATGTCCTTGGTGCTCATGTTGGTCAACATAGCATCTGTTCGCAAACTTGTGAGTTCTTCACTCAATTCAAGGGTGATATACACCCCACTTAACCCTTGCTGTAGCCAGTTCAGCGCAATGTTCATCATCACAAGACTCTTGCCCGATCCTGATCCGCCGGCAAAGATGTTGAGTTCGCCTCGACTGAATCCACCATACAACAATCTATCCATTTGTGGCCAGCCTGTGCTTACTTGTCCGCCCGAGTTAAAGTATTTCTCAATGCGAGCCTTAGGATCAGCAAAGTAATCCGTGCCCATGTCTTTAGTAAGTGATATCTGTACTGCATCTTTGATGAGTTTTTCAACGGGTTCAAATTCGCCTTTCTCCAGCAAGTCTGCTGACTTCAAA